TCAGGCTGAGCTTGCCCGTGTTTTGGGGGTGACTTCCCCCACCCTTACGAAGTTTAAGCACGACCCGACCTTCCCAGAGTTTGATTCAGACAACAACATCGAGATTTACGCCGGATGCGTCTGGTGGTACCTGCGCAAAGAGGCGCAGCCGGTCCCGTCAGATCCTGACATGCTGGCCGGCACCGAGTCCGATGGTCTGGAGCGGTACAGGCTGGCGCGAGCACAACAGGAAGAAATCAAGCTGGCAGAACAGCGGGGGCAGATCGTCAAGCTGACCGACTTCGAGGAAACTGTGCAGGCGATTCTGGGACCGTATCGACGATTCGCCGAACACCTGAAAAGGGTGGCTGGAAGCGACTTGTGGACAATGTTACAGGAAGCAAATGAGGAGGTCTTACAGGGATTGGAGCGTCTGACAAATGCACATGGCGACACCACAACATCAGATCCCGTGGGATCTGTACGCGAAACCGTCGGCAGCGGCACTGCGTGACGTATTTGCCCGGCATGTGGTGTTGAGACCATACCGGACGATGCGGCAGTTTTCTGAGGACGAAATCATCCTGCCCGATGGACCCTACCAGGGGCAGCGTTTCCGAGTCGCACGCCAGCCGGCACACGGGTTATTTTTTGACGCGGTCGATGCCGGGCAGTTTTTCCGCTACGCCTGCACAGGTCCGCAGCAGTCCGGGAAGACCCTGGCATTCGTCGTCATCCCGATTTTGTATCACCTGTTCGAACGGGTTCAGACCGTCTTGTTTGGCCTGCCAACAATGGACATGGCGGCGGACAAATGGAAAATGGACATCAGGCCGGCAATTGAGGCCAGCCGCTACGCACAATACCTGCCACGCAAGGGCAGCGGATCGGGTGGCGGAACTCCGAGCCTGATTCAGTTCGGCAACGGTGCGGCGTTGAAGTTCATCAGCGCGGGCGGGGACGATAGCAAGCGAGCCGGATTCACGGGTCCGGTGCTGGTGGTCACTGAGGTTTCCCACCTGGACGAAGTCGGCGGAAAGTCGGACGAAGCGACGAAGCTGAAACAGATGGAAGGCCGAGTGCGTGCGTATCGTGCGAGCGGGCAAGCGCGGATCTATCTGGAATCGACGGTCACGGTGGAGACTGGGCGAATCTGGCAGGAGTGGAGCCAGGGCACCGCCGGCGAGGTGGTTTTCCCGTGCCATTCCTGCGGGGAGTACATCGCGCCAAGTCGTGACAATCTCATCGGCTACCATGAGGTCACGACCGAGGCAGAAGCGGAGATTGCGAGCCGGTGGGCCTGCCCTGCGTGCGGCATCCTGTTTGACGACGGGCAGCGGATTCAGCAACTGACACAGGCACGGTTGCGGCACCGTGGGCAAATCATCCTGCCGGATGGATCTGTGCACGGAGAGATCCCGGCCACGAAGACGATGGGTTTCCGCTATTCGGCAGCTACGAATACCTTCGTCACGGCTGGCATTGTCGGGGCGGATGAATGGCGAGGAATGCGGGAAGTAGACCGGGACAACTCCGAACGCGAGATCCTGCAGTGGACATGGGCACTACCCGCGAAGGAAAAAGAAACAGCCGTTGAACCACTGGACTGGAAGACCGTCATGCACCGCCAGAGCCAGTATCGGCGGGGACTGATCCCGGCAGACTGCAGCCGCATTGCAGCCGGTGTGGACGTGCGAGCGGCACAGTTGGACTGGTTTGTCATTGCGAAGCACGACAGCAGCGGGCAGCCGTTTTGTGTCGATTACGGTTATGAACCGATACAGCGAGAACTCACGGATCTGCCGACAGCCATTCGGCAAGCGGTCAGGCTGCTGATGGAGAAGTTCGAAGCAGGCTGGGAGATGGAGAACGGCGGGCAGAAGCCGGCGGAAATCGTGATGATTGACGCAGGCTGGGAAACGGATCTGATTCGGAATATCGTGGCCACGAACAGTACATGGAACACCTGCAAGGGGTTCGGGTTCAAGCAGCACAGCGGCACCACCTACCATGCACCGAAAGACCGCAGCAAGGTCACACTCAGGATTGGCGAGGGCTGGCACGATGTCGCATTCCTGGACGGAACGAAGCGGTTCAGGGAGTACCAGAACAACGCGGACCACTGGAAGCGGCGAGTGCACCAAGCACTGAGTGTTGACGCCACCAGCGCGGCGGCATTGTTGCTGCCACGAACGGACAAGCCGGAAGGCCGGATGGAAGTCGCGAAACAGTTGACAGCCGAACGCGAGGTGCAGGAATTCCAAGTGGGCAGAGGGACGATCACGAAATGGGTGCAGACATTCACCCGGAACCACCTTCTGGACGCCTGTTATCTGGCGTTCGTTGGCCATTCCGTGTTAGAATTCGACAAAAAACGAGCTGAGAAAATTGCGGAAAATAGACCTCAAAACGGCGTTATTTCCGGCAAAAAGGCCGAAAAATTCGTGAAAGGGTGGAAATGAAGCCATTGAAATCGCCGGGATACGTCAAACGCCATTACACGGCACCGCATCGGGTTCCGGGGTGTGGATCTTGTCCACAGTGCGGGCAGTTCTCGCCCGTGCAGCACACTGCGACCACTGGCGAGTTTGCGACACAGTACAGGGCGTGCGGGTGTGGCAATCGTTTCCAGACAGTCATCCGGAGGGGCTGAAATGCCGATGAAAAAGGCTACGGCAAACAGGCCATTGCAGAGAATATCCGACTGCTGATCCGTGAGGGCAGGCCACCAAAGCAGGCGGCTGCCATCGCCTACGAAAAGGCACGCGAAGAACGACGGAAAGCCCGCTGACTTCCAGTTGTCTGGAAACCGGGGCTGGAAGTCTGGCCGGCCTGCTGCGACAGTGGCAGCATGGCACGATCCGCTGCAGACCGTCTGGCACTGTTTGAGGGTATCCGCGACAAAGTCGAGGGTGCTTTGCTGTCCGGTGCGCCCGTGGTGAGCTACACCGTTGACGGGCAGATGGTGCAGAAGGAGCCGACGAGCACGTGGTTGGCAGAGCTGGACGCACGCATTGCAGACCTGCGCCGCCAGGCATCCGGCGGCATCGGACGGTCTCGGAATCTTGTGAGGTTCCGCAATGACTGACCTGCGCAACAGAGTTGATGCAGCAGCACGGCAGACGCGACTGGACCGCGTTATTGCGACCGTAAGCCCTGCGTTGGCATCCAGACGAGTCAAAGCCCGTGTGGATCACGAAATCCGCCTGGCGATGGCACAGCGAGCCGCTGAGCGTTTCACAGCATGGGAAGCGGCGGACCATGACCGGCTGCGCGGGGAAAAGTGGCTGGCATCAAAGCTGACCACGAACGACGCGCTGCAGTCTGAGTTGGAAACGCTGATTGATAGAGCAGTGGACCTGTACCGGACGGACGTATTCGCAGCCAGTGCAATCAATGGGCGCGTGGACAACGTCATTGGCGTGGGCATTCGTCCGCAGTGCCGAGTGCAGCCGGAACGCGGCATCCTGACACCGAAACAGGCCGAAGACTTCCGCGCGATGTCTGAGTGGCTGTTCCAGAAATGGGCGGAGGCTGAGGGCTGGCACACGAAGCAGCGGATGCTGGAGCGGTGCAACGCCATTTTCGGCGAATCGTGGCTGCACATGGCAGACGATGACGACCCAGCAAAGCCCGTCACGCTGACGGTTCAGGTCATCCATCCGCAGCGGATTCCGCTGTTTGGTTATGGGCCATTGGCACCGACTGCCATTCGGCGTTTGGGGCTGCGACTGGATGCCAAAGGAAAGCCAATTGCGGCATACGTCACGAAGACGCTGCCGAACGATTCCTACGGTTACGACCTGCGGGAACAGGAGGTCAGTCTTGACGACCTGCTGCACTGCTATGAAGAGCAGACGCCGGGGCAGTTGCGTGGTGTGCCGTGGTTGGCACCAGCCATGCCGAAACTGAAAGACCTGAAGGATTTTGTGTACGCAAATTTGATTGCCGAACAGGTGGCAGCCTGCCACGGGGCATTCGTCACGGGCGTGACTGATCCGGTGACACTGGCAGAGGCTGGCCGAAGCCGGAGCAATCTTGAGGACCTGGCACCGGGCAGCATTCAATACTTGGCGGACGGTGAAGGCATCACGTTCAGCGACCCGGCGCGACCGGGCACCACGCTGGCACCCTACGTTGAGTGGTCATTGCATGGTGTGGCTGCCGCACTGCGATACCCGTATGAGTTGCTGGCAAAGCAGTTTACCAACAATTTCAGCGGCGGCAGACTCGCGCTAATTGATGGCCGGATCACGTTCAAGGTCTGGCAAAGCTGCCTGATTGAACAAGTCTTCCGCAAGGTCTGGGCGAGGTTTATTGACCGTGCTGTGGTGCAGGGCGTTCTGCCGGTTGATCCGGTGAAGTACGAAGAAAACCGAGACCACTTTTTACAGCACCAGTGGATTCCGCCGGGCTGGCCGTGGGTGGACCCGCAGAAGGAAGTGCAGGCCGATATTCTGGCGATTGAGTCAGGCCTGACGACGCAAACGGAAAGCCTTGCGAGCCGTGGCCGCGACTTCGACGAAACGCTG